AGTCTATGTCTTCTACGCTTGTTGTTATTCCAATGGATAGGATTGTTATAAAAAGCTTTCTTCTTTCGTCTGTACTCTTCTAATTCTTCTCTTGCAAGTTTATCAATTTCTTTTTCTCGCTCGGTCTTCGGAGGATTACCATGAATAATGTTGTCAAATTGCTTTCTGACATTATCGTTTACTTCTACTTTTTCTGAATCACTCATCTTATCAAAGTTTTGAGCTACATCTAATAGTGTGTTTTTCAAATTGTTATTCTCCTGCTTCTACTTGATCTTCATCCAACAAACCAAATTTTCGTAAATAATACTGTTTGGTTTTATCATCGACTCTACAATAAAAATTATGTCTTCCTGATTTCTGTAAAGATATTGTGTTTATATTAAGTTCTGCATTCATAATAATCAGTAATTCGTTTAATGTAATATCATAGCAATGAAACGTTTCGCCTATTAAAAGCTTATAATATTTCTTCTCTAATTCTGTTATTTTTCTCACCTACTTTCACAACCAAAAGAAACGTGGTTTTCCCTGGCTTTTTCAACCTCTGAAAGCCTTGATTTTAGAGCATTTCAGAGATTACTTTTTATTATTCTCTATTAATCTTGATACTCGATATGATAATCTGCCATTTCAATTTCATTTCCACAAGATAATTCAGGAATTGCATCTTCTCCATATTCCCATCTAATAGCAAGACTTCTATTGCAATCACAACCAAAATTACCTTCTGTGAAATAGAAAATTGCACTATCTTCTGGATATTCATATCCTAAGTCATAATGAATGACAAATGTTTTATCCTTATATTTGAGAGTAGCAACAAAAATTGTCCTCTTATGAGTCATAATTCCATGTTTACAATCAGTTACCAGTCCTTGTTTCTCATATTTATCCTTCCTGATTAACTGAATAAACTTGTTCTTTTCTTCTTCAGTATTAAAATAGTAATAACCCTCTTTTATACCTAAATCTTTCTCGATGGATGGATTGGCATCGTGATTCCATGCGCCACTCCAAATATGAACCATCCATTCTTCTTTCTTGCTCATATAATTATTCTCCTAATGGTCTTTCATATGTAACTAATTTTTCAACAATTAGATCCTTTGGTAATAAATCTCTACAGAAATATGCCGTTGCAAATGGACTACCTTTTACTACAGAATCCATATGCTCTTTATCGTGATAACAAATTCTTGCATCAAAACTAAGAATCTGAATACCATCTTTGAAATATTTATATCTTGTTTTACCTTGTAGGGAATTAAGCGGTAGAAGAACCGCAAATGGTTTATTGAATGAATAGAGTCTTTCTAAGACTTTATCTTTGATTGAGAATGGTGGATTGCTAACTATATGATATCCCATTTTTCAGGTTCGTAATTGAAGAAATCCTGACCTTCAGCTAATGAACTTCTGACTACATTGTATCCTTCTTCTTTTAGCCTGTTGTAGAAAGCAGACCAGTTTTCATCAAATGGACACCATATAATTTTATCCTTTGGAAGATATTTAATAATGTGATCTGTTGCGTAATAGGGCGTGTATAACTCATTATCTTCCTTATCTGATGTTAAATATCCAATATTTAATGCCAATATTTGTTCACCAATAGTAGCTGCGCAGCTTTACTCACATGTGAACATTTTTCCTTTCCTTAATTGTAATTACGTTGGTATATTCTCTGTTACTTATAAATCTTTGGTAGTTTTTTAAAGGCAATTACATCATCTCTAAAGCAAACATTGTCCTTATAAATCCTTTTATCATTTAAATGAGTTTCACCATTATATCCATATACTTCATATGTATTGTAAACATCTAATCGTCTATTATCTTTCCATCTTAGTGTCTTTTCGTCCCAAAATAAATCCATGACATATGCTTGTCTTGGTTCTTCGCCATATCTAATTGAGCATATATACCAACCACGCTTTTTAGGTATGTGTTTAGGATATGCTTTCCATCTATTGAACATATTTTTACCTCCTAACAAAACCAAAATTTCTTGTTAGTTTTACTTTTCACTATATGTAAATAACTTCTCGATTCTAATATTCTTATCATCACTTTTTTCTTTATTACTATCTAAAAGTGTTTTCGTTTCTTTCTGCCAAATGCACTTAAAATCATCAGGCATGTTATATTCACTAATTAAAACAGTATTATTTACACTTGCCTTCTTAACCCATTCGTAAAATTCTTCATATGGGAAGCCTCCAGTTGAATATTTTGTTGTATCACGATATGGAATATCACAATAAATAACATAGTTTTTAATTTTGTCTAATGGGATATCTCTGAAGTCGAATACTTCAAATTGAATATTTTTAAGATTTGGGATTTGTTTGATAGTATTTTTATATGCCTTTAAGGAATAATTACGTTTTCCAACTTTATCTCTTCTGTATCCACCAAACCATTTTCCACCATATGAAAGTTGAAAACCAACATACCCAATTAAATAATCTGGATATTT